ACGCTTACGCATGCAGCATTTCACTTCCCTCCGCAAGGTGGGCGAGTGCCCCTCATACAGTGTCAGGACCACAATTTTTGACACCGATTTTTGGGGGCGCCGCACCATCAAGCTCTTCTCCCGCGAGACCTATGACGCCCTTCAGGGCCTCACTCGCCGGGGCAAAGGCACCATGGGGGTCGTGGATCAGATCAAGCTATACGATCGCCCCGTCCTCAAATTCGAGGACTACCCGCGCGAGGCTCAGCCTCTGCTGATCCGTGCCGCCGTCGAGACCGCTCAGGCCTTCAGGCTCGAGAGGAAGATCCACCCTCTGGACTTCCACGAGGTCTCATCCCACATGAACCTGGATACATCCGCAGGATGGTCGTTTCCGGGCGCTAAGAAGAGGGATGTTCTCCCACAGCTCTATCAGGAGGTGCGCTGGTTGGCTCACCGAATGAAGCAGGGTGGAAAGGAGTTCAACCCCGCTAGTGTCCAGATGCCCCCCTCCATGGCGGCCAGGCGTGGGAAGCTGACGGAGGTTGGTCAGGAGGTCGACCGCCTCGTGTGGGTCTACCCCGCCGAAATGCTCGGTATCGAGGGCATCTATGCTGTTCCGCTGATCCGGGCCTACGAGGCCCTCGGCCCCAAGAACCCAATGCTCCAGGGCAAGAACCTCGACCAGACCATCATCGACTGGCTTCGCCGTCGTGGTCAGGAGAAGTTCTATCTCGCCCTGGACATCTCGCAGTTCGACCAGACCGTCCAGCCCTGGTTTATCCGCCAGGCCTTCGACATTCTCAAGCAGAACATCGAGTGGGCGACGTGGTACGGCAAGCCTGTCTCCCCCGCCCAGCAGAGGCGGTGGTCCAACGTGTGGAAGACCCTCGAGTGGTACTTCATCAACACGCCCATGGCCGCTCCCGATGGCGTCCTCTACCGCAAGTCGCTTGGCGTTCCCTCTGGCAGCTGGTTCACCCAGCTCGTCGACTCGATCGTCAACTTCATGTACGTCAAGTTCGCCTCCCTCTACCTGGGCTTCAAGGTTCTATCCCTCAAGGTCCTAGGCGACGACTCCGCCGCCAAGACCTCGACCCTCGCCGACGTCGGACAGATCTCCGATCTCTTCAGGTCCGTCCTCCAGGTCGAGGTCAACGTGGCTAAGTCAATCGCCACTGACGACCCGACGCAAGTCAAGTTGCTCGGCTTCACCTACGGTGGGCTCGAGCGCAACAGGGAGTTCCTCAAGTGGATGGAGTCCTTCCTCTACCCCGACACAGATGTCTGGTCGGCCGGCGAAAGCTTCGGCCGCCTAATCGGGCTGCTTCTGGCCGGGGGGATCAACAACCCGCTCTTCTGCAAGTTCTTCACGTTCTTCCAGACCTGCTGGGACCTGTCGGGGGGTCCGGTCTTCACCCCAGCGACGCTGCGCGCCTTGCGCTACGCGTCCGGGGTGTCGATCGACCCCTCGACCGTTCGATCCCTCTGGCTCTTCGCATCCTTACGATAATCCCACGGCTAATCGCCAAC